CCGGAATATTACCTTTCGGCCATCCGGACATTCCCGGCAAGCCTTGACCAGAAGTCACTCCGGCCACAATAGCGACGACGGCTGCTGCCATCTGTTTCGCCATATCTTCACCAGCTTTGGAGTAAGCCTCCTGAAGCTGTTCTGTCATAACAGAGACAGGGTTTACATTCGCACTACGGTCAGCTTTTCCGCTGCCCTCGTTATCCCCGTGTAGAGCCATCGCCAACGATCCTTTCTGAAAGAATGAGATTCATCAAACAAGAGAACACTATCCCACTGACTGCCCTGAGCTTTGTGAACTGTGAGGGCATATCCGTAGTCGAACTCTTGAGCCTCTTTTCGCTCAAACCACGGTAAGTCATCACCCTTCCCTAGGAAGTAGTGTTCGTGAGCCATGACACTTTGAGCGAAAGGTCCTCCTTCTGGGACGATGTCCATCATCACTTTATGGTCCATCACACCACCGACGCTGACGACCCTGAATAGAGCTCCGTTGAGGAGGCCAGCATCATGGTCATTGCGAAGACATACGATGCGATCATCCAAGACAGGATAAGGATCATCAATGCCTTTGAGAGTTCTGACACGCTTGTTCGTTGCGAAGCGTGTCTTGTTCTTACCGACGAGTATTTGATCGAAAGCCAATGCTATGTCTGGCTCGATCCTTTCTCCAGCTATCACTCGGCAATCATTGCCGAAGTCGCCCAAGGAGAGAGACTGCTCTTTCCTCACTTGGGTTGCCATGCGGATAATTGGAGATTCCTCAGCCTGACGATGAATCTCTTCCAGCATGATGTCTGGCTTAACGTTCTCTGTGAAGTAGCCAGCCCCACCGACAGGAGGTAACTGAGCAGGGTCGCCCAAGACGAGAACCTTAACACCAAACGAAAGGAGATCTGCACCCATACGAGCATCGACCATAGAGCATTCGTCTATGATTATTAGTTTCGCACCACGAACTTCACTGTCCATATTGAGGACGAAGAAAGGCTGTTTGACAGAGTCCCTTTCATGATTGATCATCTTCCTCAGGTCTTTTACCCGAATGTGTTTATCAATCTCAGCTTCTTTCATTCCCTCAGCGACAAGTTCGTCTATGAGCTGCTGGAGTTGTTTTTCCATTTCAACAAGTTGAGCCTGACCCTTGTCACGAGAGTGATAGATCAGTGAATGGATTGTGGTCGCTCCAGCGCAACCTTTTGATTGAAGAACGTAAGCTGCCTTTCCTGTGAAGGCTGCGAAAAGAACCTTTCCGTTGACCCCCTCAGCAAGATGTTTTGCGAGAGTAGTCTTCCCTGTTCCGGCGTATCCAAACAAATGGAACACCTGCTCATCGCCGTTCAGCAGCCAGTCACGGACTGCTGAAAGAGCGTCATCTTGCTGAGGTGACCATCTCATACCCGACGAGTCCTCCAGCCTTTAGTTGCGTGAAGGTAATACTCTCGACCATCTTTGACGAAACGACGGATCACATGACGATCAGCAGTTCCTTTTCTTGATTTCTGTCCACGAGCCATCTGCTTGAGTGTGTTGAACTGACCGAGTTCCATCAAGCCAGACATGATATCTTGAGTTTGATCTTGTTGCATGTTCGTCTCCTGCCCAATGAGGAAGAAACGGCCAGAGGGGAGCGGGCGAGTTCACCCTCTGGCCGTAGGCTCACGTTCTGGGGAGGAGGGTCAGAACGGAGCCTTTTCCCCTTCACCACCACCACCGTCGCCACCAGCGGCGGCATTCTGTTGGTGATTGAAGTCGGCACGAGCAACACCGTTGAGGACCATTTCGCGGAACGAGATGGCTTCATCAAGCAGTGCCTTCTCACCGGAAGGATCAATGAGCGACTTCGCCCACGTTTCCTTGAGAGGTCCGATCGAGAAGTTGGCATAAGTGCCGGATTCGTTCTTCTGCTTGACGGACTTGAGTCGAGCACGGTTAGCGAACATCGGCGGCTTTCCCTTGATGAGATACATCGAGGTGAGCCAGTCGCGATACGGCTTGATCTTGGTCGAGCTGAACGAAATGACAGCGAAGGACTCGACTTCAGTGCCTTCCTGATTCAGGAGAAGCCCGTAGACGTAGTAGGTCTCGATGACCTCGTTGTCGCCGTGCTTGAACGAAATGCGCTTGCCATCTGACCCCTTCGGAGGAATCCGAGAGCCACCATTCGCCTTGATCAGGTCAGTGACCAATTCACCATTGGGATCGTGCATCCCAACGAAGCCACCACCCTTCACACGAGGAACCCACTCAACCCACGCTTCTTCCTTGTGGACTGGTAAGAACACGAAGCCAGTGTCACCCTTGATGAGCTCGCCTGTGACCGTGTTCAACATGTCACCAGTTTTTGCACCAGCGACAAGTTCTTCCTCGACTTCCGGCGAGTTGGACTGAAGAAGGTTGATGAAGGGAATTGAAAGATCGGAACCCTTCGTGCCTTCAAAACCGACGCCAGCGTGATCACCGTAATTGTAGGCTGCGACAGCGCCGCCCGTTTCCTGTTTTGCTACTTCTTTGCCAGCCATGACTGGACTCCTTTATCAGTTGATGGTTGATGCCTCTGGATAAGACAACATGGCCGAGGCTCCGCCATGCCGAATTCCTTATTGAGCCGACTTGATCTTCGCGAACCGCTGGCGGAAGACGCCGAACAGTTCAAGAGGAAGCTCGTCGCCGTTCTCAAGCTGTTGTCGGACGAAAGCGTCCAACGTCTGCCAGTGAACGTTCTGCTCTTGTTTCACGTTGAGTGGCTCTTTGCTCTTCGCGAGCTGAGCCTCGAACTTCTTCGCCCATTCTTCTTGGTCACGACCAAACTCGATGATGAAGCGCCGCTTGATCAAGCCGCCGTGATCATTTTCATCAAGCCATTTGAAGGCCAGTGGTTTCTTGTCACTGGAGATGCTGGAACGAATCTTTTCAGAAATAGTGACGACTCGTCCATCGGGAAGATTGAGCTTTCCGTCAATACCGTCCATCAATTTGGGGATTTCGATCTGACTGATGCGATCGTGATTCTTCTTGGCCTCATCAAGGAGCAGTTCCAAACGCTCAACTTCGGCCTGTGCAGCTTCCTGTTGGTCAGCGAGGCTGACCAGAGCTGACATCAAGTTTCCACCAACCTGATCGGGTTCCTGCTTGAACGCAGAATAATCGTGTATGTCTTCGCTCATGTTATCTGGTCTCCGTTACCGAGGGCTGACACCATGCCACCCCTCAGAACCATGTATAGCAAACACCGATTCATCTGACAACTCAAAACATTCGCACAGAAATTTCGGCGTAGTCTCCTTGACGGCCAGACCACTGTAGTAGTTTCAGAACTCCACCATTATAGTGACCAGCGACAGCCGTTGCCATACCTATTAGAGCAGGATTACCGATTAGGAGTAGATAGTCCTTCTCAGTGTAGCTCTTCAGCTTTTCATGCAGATCACCAATGATGTGTTCTGGATTAAAAGGATGAGCACTCGGACTTAGAAGATATTCAATCTGTCCGAATCGTGCAGCTTTCTCCAGCGTTTTGAAACGAGGAACAAGCTCTCCTGTTGCCTCGTCAAATCTCATTTGTTTTTGGACAACGAATACCGTCATATCCACTCCTTCAGTTCGTCACCGAGGATTGTGCTGGCGATGTCACGTTTGTTGCGAAGATTATCAACAATTCGTTCATCAACTGTTCCTGGGCAAACAATGTCGATATATAGAACAGGGTTCTCATCCATGCCAGCGCGATGAGCTCTGTCTTCTGATTGTAGACGGTCAATTAGTCGGAAGCTATTCGAGTAGTAGACCATTGTCTTAGCCTGATGAAGAGTCAGACCAGGACCTCCCTTTTGGGCTGTGCCGACGAACCACTGAACGTCTCCAGCTTGGAAAGCCAATTTATTTCGTTCTGCTTGATCATCATCGACCATACCATCATAGCGAACAGCCTTATCGCCCAAGAGGTCCATGATCTGATCAACGTCATGACGGAATCTTGCCCATACAATTCCAGGATGGAAGGTTTCATCACGAATCTCTTCCATCGCTTCAAGGCGAGGGTTCTGATTGCCCAAGATGCGGACAGGCTCATCCTCGCCAGTCGGAACATAGTTGCAGAGGATTTGTTGGAGACGTAACAACCGGACGATCGGCAACTCACCATCGATGATATTCCCATCGCCGAAATCGTAAAGAAACTCGTCTTTGAGTTCGTTGTAGATTGCCTTCTGCTGAGAAGTCATTTCTACATATTTCTTGGTATAGAGTTTCGGTGGAAGATCGAGGACATCGTCTTTCAGAACACGATCTGTGATCTCACTGAGCCACTGCTCCAGAAACTCCATATTCTTGTAACCGAGCAGTTTGTCGTATCCAGGATCGTAACCGAGCTCACGTTTACACTGTTCAGCAGTAAACCACTCACCAAAGAACTGACGGAACTCAACTGCCCCACCGATTCCTTTCCGTTTCCAGAAGTTCTCATCAAGGAACTTCACTTGTGAGTAAACGTCAAACGGTCCGACTGCGATTGGAGTTCCTGTGAGGATGCGACGATGTGAAGCATACTTCCCGCTGGCGATGATTGACTTCGTTCGTTTAGCACCAGGAGATTTGATGTTGTGAGCTTCATCCAGAACGTAGAGACAACGGCGACGACGAAGAAACTTCCAGACTGTGTCCTTACCTTTCTGTGTCATGAACGCATTGTAAGAAATCAGCATGACAGCGAGACCTCGATGCTTCATCAGCATCTCCATCGCTCGAGCGTGATCTTTGGTGTCTTTCTTTGCAGTCAAGAAAACTTGGACCATTGTGTCCAGCGCAACGTCTGGAGGCATGTGTTTTGGAATCTCGTCGGTGTTCCAATTTCGCTCAACTCCTGGAGGAGCGACGACAAGAAGTCCATCTATCTCGCCATTCAAATATAAGAATGAAGCTGTGTCGACGATAGGTTTCGTCTTTGCGGTTCCCTGCTCCCAGAATAGACCCCATGATGTGGATCGAACTCTCTTTTCGAGGTGGTTCTTCTGATGCTGAAACGGCTGAATTGTATGCGGGTATTCTTCTAGGGATATCATATGGTTCTCCTTTTCTGAGTGTCATCATAGCCCAAAGAGGGTAGCAGAGCAATCTCCTTGTTTCGTTTCACTGACCCCACTTGACTTTACTTAGCTTCAGGTGAAAGATCTAAGTGGAGTCAGAGGAATTCCAATGTTTACAAGGGTTTAAGCCCTGTTGACTTTACTTACTCTACTTACTCCACTAAAATAAAAGTGGAGCCTCAGAGGGCCGCTGACCACCTTGGGCCGTGCAGCCTGTGGTTTGCCAGCATGTGGAGCCAGTAAAGCAAGTGGAGTCGGCAGAATGTTTATGAAGTAATTCCAAACACTTAGCTGACTTTCTCTGCCTCTACCTGCCTCTACTTAGTTTCACCGTGGACAACCCCACGCCAATCTCGCAGCGTTGTTCTGTTTCGCCTGAAGAATAGCTTCATCAGGCCAGGACGACTTCCAACGGATTGGTTGCCAAGCCTGACAAACCTGAAGTTGATTAGCAACTCCAGTGTTAATCTTGCCGATACCCATCGTCGTCTCGCAGCCTACCAGCAGCAGCGTCACGAGCAACAGACTCGCGAGCTTCAAGGGATTTCTTGACTCGACCATTGAGTTCCTCCAGTTGTGCGGCGAGAGCTCTCGCCTCTCCTGCTGACATCAGCTGATTCCGCTCAATATAATTGAACAGACCCGTTGCCAATTTCAACAGATTGATAAGAAGCGAGAGCCACGTCATTGTCGTTCTCCTTATTGGACAGGCGGCTGTTTCTTGAACAAGCCGCTGAAACCGTCACGAACGATGTTGATGACCGTCTTCAGGATGCCGAGGCCAGTGACGGCAAGGGCAGTCCATTCAGGGCTGATCCATGACTTTGAACATTCGAGAGAGCCAGTCGGCAACGTGGTGCAGCCGGTAGCGATCAAGAATGCTGTGAAGGCTGCGAGCAGCGCAATCACAACGTTCAGGATATTGTGGAAGAGATTGGAATTCATAGGATCTCCTTTCGTTGTTAATTCACTCTGGCTGCTTGGACGTGCATCCAATCATAGTTTTTTGCACGACCGAGGGACAGCCACCCCTCGGATTCCCAGGCTCGCCAAAATTCGACACATTCGTTCTTGGCGAGGAAAGCGCGATCACGACCCCACTTGAGCTGATTACGATCAGGATCATGATCTATTGCGATACCGTAGGCATGAGTCGAAAGACTAGAGCCTCCTCGCATCTTGCGATAATTGTAGCATCCACCAAAGAGGTCAAAGCCCAAGCGAGAGATGTCTTTCGGAGAATACTGCGAGGCAATTTTCTTGTAGACACGCTCGGCGCTATCAGCGACCTTCTCATGGCAAGAGATGACAGAGATCGTTTGTTTCTTGTTCCACGCGATCCTCATCTTGAAAGGAAGCTGGATCTTTCCAGCCGTGCATTGGGAACCTCCGGGCTGACCAAAGAACTTGGTCATCTGTGATTGAAGAGGCCAAGTCTGAAGTCGCAGCGGCTCCTGATCGTCATCCTCTTGAACGACATCATCTTCACGCCAATTATCAGGCTTCTTTCCGTATAATTGGAAGTGGTTCCAATTCTCAATCGCATATTTCGTTGAAGGTCCGGCAAAACCATCGATCTCACCAACTTCATCGTAGCCAGCGTGTTTCAAAATCAACTGACAGGCAGCGATTCGACGACGCTCAACTCCCCACCGTTGCCAGCCAACTGGAAGTTCACTCGCTCGTGATTCAAGCAGCTTGTTCGCCGCTATTTGGGACTTCGGACCCCAATCATTATCAATTCCACCAGAGTAGTATCCAGCGGCTGCGAGAAGTCTTTGGCTGTCAGTCGGTGTCATCTGAATTCTCCTTCTTCAGTTCTTCTCAAGCCATGCCTTCACGGCGAAGACCATAAAGCCAAAGAAACCAGTTATCAAGAATCCAATGGCAGTTCGCAGAGTGACATCAGAAACTTTGTCAACAGATTGTCGCCACTTGCGGACGTGAGCGAGATCCTTCTTGAATTCCTCGTCATCCAGCATCTTAGCGATGTCGCGAAGAGCTACCATCTGCTCTTGGGTTTTGATCGGATCTTTAACGTCAATACCAAGTGAGATCAACGTTTCTTTCACAGTAGTTCCAACAGCGCCCGAGACCGCCTCCCTTACGACGATCTGAAGTTCTTCATTCGTCATTGACATGTTGCTTGATCCCATGCTATCTGCCCCCTTTGTTTAACGCGGTTGGACCGCCTTGCTGCTATGCTCGGAGCGCCTCAGAGATGCTCGGACAATGGCCTTGTGGCCTTGGCCTATGTTACCGCCCCTTTACAGCGGCACAGCCTCTGAGCGCTCTCTGAGCGTCTAATTTTGGCTTTCCTGATCTCCAGTTACAGCCGATTTCAATTGATCCTGGAGATTCTTTACCAGTGTCTCCAGAACTTCTTTCTCAGCTTTCACAACGGCCAATTCTACCGCTATGTTCGCTGCACGATCGTTCGCCAACTCCCTTTGGGCACGAAGCTCGGCGATGATCGAGTTGACTTGTATCTCTGTCGTATTCAACATATCTATATCCTTTATAGCGAACCAAACGCGGATAGATACCACGCTGTTCCGTTGTAGACTGCTTCTGCCCATTGACCAGTAGCGACGTTCTTTCCAGCGAACGTGATGTTGAATGCGCCACCACCTGTTCGAGTGAGTCTTTTGCGCTGACCAGCGATCGCTCCAGAGGTTCCCAGTGTGCAAGCTCGAGCGGCAGTCAGAGTTCCTGTATGAAGTAGTTCTGCTGGATCAAACGGGTTGATCGTAAACGCTGCATCAGTCGCCAGAGTCGAATAACCTTCGCTCATGGTTGCAGCACCAGTCGTCGCATTCAGCGTCAAAGCAGTGACGAACGAAGAACCGTTCGGTGAGACTTTAACAGTGAAGTTGTCGTCAGCAAGGAGCCCAAAGAGAGCACGAGTGCTGAAGTTATTCTGGAATATGAAACCAGCATCGTTGCCGACTGCGTTCTTGTTCAATGTGACAGCGATGTTGCCACCAGCATGATTGAAAAGAGCCGCTGGGGAATTTATAGAAAGACGATTGTTCGTGTCTGGCGTTGCTCCACCTAGACCGAGCCAGATCATCTTTCCGCTTCCGTTATTTCTGTCAAAGACAACAGCATCAAAGAACGTAGAGCCGTTTGGAGAGACTCTTATTGTGAAATCGTCGTTCCCAAGATTTCCGAAAATAGATCTGGTGCTGAAATTCGTCTGAGTCACTATTTGAAGAGTATCAGCAGCCGCCTGTTTATTCATAGTCAATGCGAAACTATTTGTTTCACGATTGAACAATACGCCAGGAGAAGTCACAGATAGACGATTGGTCGTAGTCGGTGTTGCACCGACACCGAGCAAGTTCACTGAACCATTGCTCAGCGAAGCACTCGTGAGACCATTGACAACCCATGCAGTTCCATCGTAAACGAGGAATTGATTTGCGCCTTGATCGTATGCTCGCCAGCCTTCACTCGGAGTGAAGAAGACCCAATTCGTTCCAATATAGACAGCAACATTGTTCACTTGACCAGCGAAAGCGCCAGTCGCACCAGAAGCAACAATGTAGCGATGCCCCTCAGCTGGTGATCCGGGAGGGGCTGTCTGAGTGCGATTGAACACTGTCAAATTGACAAGAGCATCAAGTCGTTGAAGAGCTTGATTGACTGTCAGATATTTCTGCCCCTGAGCAGCTTCAAGTTCTGGAATACCAAGGATCGGCGTCGCCATGTCACACTCCGTAAGTTGCAGTCACCGGACGTCCTCGGCCGACGCTGGCAGACATCTGATAAATGCGGGCTTTGAACACTGACGGAGCTCCTGTAAAGGTATAAGTGGGAGTTGTGACTTCCACCGTTGACAATAGCACGTCTGAACCGTCAAGTAAATCGATTTGATAGCGCTCGCTGTCCTCGTTCAGAGGCACTGTCTCTTCTTCGAATCCCTCTCCACCGAAGCGAGTTTGTCTTTTCCAAGTGAACATAACTGCTCCACTTTGAGGAAAAAACTGAACATCTGCAACAGGATAAGGACGTTGACCAACAGCTTTTCCAAGATGTGCAAGATCCTGGTAGAACGATGATCCAGTTGGATAGACGTTCGGGCCATAACGATAGTTTATGGTCTCTAGCCTACGAGCTTCAGGTATATTGAGAGGAACGACTGTAGCCGTATCTAGAAAGACAACAGGCTGACCAGCGGGGATCGATGCTTCCATGATTGGATAAGTTCCGAGTTGACCACGAAACAGTCTGCTCAGGTTGTAACGACGACCGCTTTGCAAAGCCGCATTCACGAACTTAATGATTTCCCAGTCACCATTAGAGGTCTGCACAGCGATAGCATTCGATCCATTGCGAACGTTTGTTTCTGTATCAGACAGAACTTGGAAATTCCCGTCATTCATGTCGATTTGAATGATGTTTCCTTCATCAATGATAGTGTGAGGTCCAGCCAAGAGAGGAGTGACAAGGACACCCATCTGAGTTGGTGAAAGCAACTGGTTCATCAATAGAAGATCAGAGCCAGTGTTTTCATAAATGTTCACAGCCGGAGGGAATGGTCCTTGATATGCAGCGACTCGAGGAGCCCAAGGGAGAGGCTCCTCTCCACTGACGAGTGGGATATCCATGAATCTAACTATAGACTTCCCGACAACAGACACTCCAGCATTATTGTTCGATCCTGCACCAGACACAAGAGCATCATAGATCGTAGTATCGATACCCTCAGCATTCATGTTGAGAGTTTCACCTTTTTGAACGCCAGTGATTCTGAATGAAAGCTGTCGACCACCGATTGTCAGTATCACACCGTCACCAGGATCAAATGCGATCTCGCTTGGCGGAAGAGCGAACTCCAAGGTCTCACGAGCAGCCCATGTTTCTTGAATGACGACTGCTGACAGAATAGCTACAATGGTTTCTGGGAGAACAAGAGGGAATCTCAGTTCTATGACGACAGAGCTTGTCGTAGTCTGTCTTTGAGTTCCAACTGTTCCTACCTGATAGTCTTTCTGCTCATCCATGTAGGACAAGATCGACTTCGCTGGAAGCTCTGTTTCCTGGGCTCGGTTCAGCTGATAGCCAGAAGGATTTTCTCTGGTTGAGATGAAATCCTGGATATCTACAGGCGAGAAAGGAGTGTTAGCTCGCAGAAGAAATTTGATCTTACCTTGTGATTCAAAGCCGTCAAACAGGTATGCGCTGAAAAGAGGATTGAGTGCCTCACGAGGAGACATGATGCTGTCGATTGGGTATCCTCGAACTATTGTGTTCGAGCCAACAAGACCGGAAACATCAATGTCTGCGTCAGTGAAACCGACCCACCCACAGATAATCTTCACAAGCTCTCCGAGAGGAACAACACCAACTCGACCGTTCAGCCAGTGACCGAGTTGCCAGTTCTCACCATCGCTCCAGAAGTCTGTCCGATATGGGAAAGCAGGGAACGGTCTAGCATCCCATGTCCAAGCATACATGTCAGATGGATCGATCATCTTCACGCTGCCGATTGTAGGAGCGTTGTCTCTCCAATACAGAATGAGAGCTTCATAATATGCTCGTTGAAGCGTGTCGTCTCTTTGCCCAGAGGAGAAGTATGGTAGAAAACTCTCAGAAGACTTTGGATCATAGAAAACGTTCGGCTGATTAGTTCCTTTGTCTACGGCAGGACTACCATATTCAGAGAACACGATCTTCTTCAATCCTGCAGTCCATGAAGTCGGAGATCCGCTTTGAACACCACCAGGACGATTAAAGTGTTGATTGCTCCACCAAGAACGAAAATCTTTCTGCCTGAAGACCCAAGGCTTCCCATGAGCTCCGTCGGTGATAGCAGTTCGCACTTGATTAGTGCGGTTGCTATCATTGAGATAAAAGTAATCGTATCCCTCACCACCTTCAATCTGACCTTGAAGATAGTTCTTATCATAGATGCTTGTGGATTTAGGATTCCCGTAGACATCGTTCCCAGAACCGTAATCACTATGGCTTACACCGTCACGCCAATCAGAAACTGGGACATAATTGTCGATAGCGACGTAAGCGCAGTTAGGATTCGTCCAGAGAGGATCCATGTTGAAGAATACGTCATTTGTTCCATCGGTAGGACGATGTGAATGATATTCACTCCAGTCAGCCGCATAGCTCACTCGAACACTTGATAGTCCAGCAGCATTGAAGATTGCTTTCACATCATTTATCAGATCGCTGAACTTGGTCACACCTGGATAAACACCAGTTCCGTTGCGACGAGTCTGTGTGATGCCTCTCATCTCGGTTCCAACATAGAAACCATAGCCACGACTCTTAACTGTGAGAGTATTAATCGCAGCAGCGAACAGATGAGCGTAATGAAGAATCATTCTTCTGTAACCTCTGTCACTGGGAGAGCCAGTGTAAGTCACAGTAGTTCCTGATACGCTGAAATTACCAGCGGTTACGCTTCCGAAGAAAGCATCAATCTCAGTCTGAGCAGTCGCTGTCTTATCAACAGTTGCTGGATTGCTCGTCGTTATGCGTCCTCTCCAAGGATACACAGACTGTTCAGCTCCACCATAAGGATCAGGAAGACCATTACCAGCAGGGATGTCCATGAGTAAGAACGGATAGAATAGAACATCTATTCCTTGACCGTCACACAGATATTGAATCGCTTCAACAACAGAATGATCAGAAGGTGTCCCACCGAAAGCAGGGCGATTTTCACCATTGACATTTATCTGGCTAACCTGATTTGCAGTAGAGCGGTTCAGACCACCAACGTTCCAGTCAATCGGTTGAAGAACTTTGTTTTGTTTGATTTCTACCCTTGGTTCAATCTTACAATTATTCATGCGAAGATCGTTACCGAACCACGAGATAACGAGGTTCATCCGTTTCGCGTTAGGCATTTGAGAGACAAGATCCTCAACAGAGAGTTCAATGTCAGTCTCATCAGCTTTCAAATGAATGTTCTCAGCAATAGCATTGCCGAAACCATCATCTTTTATCGAAGGTGTGGTAGAATAAGCAACCTCACCAGTTGCAGGAATCATGTTTACCGCTTGGATAAGGTTTTCCATGATGTCTGCACTAGGATTATTGATTGGAACAATAATCTCAGCTGTGATCTGAGGAATACGATTACCAAACTTCTCAAGTTCCAAATTCTCAAAAACGATATAAGAAATCCCTCGATAAGCAGAGACGTTATTGGCTCCTTCAACTGCTACTATTTTCGGGTCTTTACCCTGAGTCTGGCTTCCAGGGTAGAATCTGTAAGTCACACCGTTCGTGTCAAACAGTTTATTATCGATCCAGATACGACCGATACGACAACGATCATTGCCTTCACTGAAGGCAAAAGCGCACGAAATTGAATAAGTGTAGGTCGTCGTGGTGACAGTGGATTTCTTTCCACCACCGCCTTTCCCACCGACTTTTTCAGTGGAAGTGTTTTTCGTTTCTTTGAAATTTGTTGTCCAAATCAGATTACCACCTATACGAGCTCTCCCGTATAGACGTTTAATCGGTTGACCTTCAGAAGAGGTCGAAACCTGCATTTCGGTAAGACGAGGACCTTCGCTCTGCTGATTCTGACTGACACCAAAAAGTCTATTATCAATGAACGATCCAACAGCAGCAGCCGCAAGATTAGCAGCGAACAACGTGAATCCGGAAAGCCCAGCGGAGGCGACAGCAGCTGTCAAGAGGAGAGTAGCCATCAACGGACTCCCTTAAACTTGAAGACACCGACGAGCTTTTTCTCCCACCATTCAGTGATTTCATCTTCACGAACTTGATGATCTGAATAAGCATGAATCATCAACTTCGGCCCAGAAACGATTGAACAGTGTTTGACAGCCATGTCACGACGCATCCTGAAGAGTAGTAGGTCACCCTCCTTGGGCTCTTTGACCTCAATGAAATACTTCTTTGCGACAGCCATCAGAGGATCGTCTACTCGATGGTCACCCCATGAAGGAGAATAATTCGGCAACTCCTCTGGGTTCTCAGACCCATAGAATTCACGCCATATTCCGCGAAGAAGGCCGAGACAATCACAGCCCTGACCCTTCACCGATTCTTGATGATGGTAAGGAGTGCCGATCCAGCTTTTTGCAATTTCAACTATTTCTTGACGCTTAGTCATTGAAGATGCTCTCCCCACTCTGACTGCCATCACGATTAGCATATCTGGTGATGTAGTCTGACCCTGGAATGAGATTAAACCCTTGAAAGTTCGTCGTATTAGCGAATTTAGAATTGCAAGTCGCAATTGACTTGTCACAGCCAGCGACCACTTGCACACTGTCACTCACACCGATTGGAAAAGGAGGGCGTTCCCAGAGAACGACGACATTACTGGAATGAGCTTTAATTTCAAAACGAAGACCAGCGTTACTACCAGTCTGAAATTCAAGGACACCTTGAGTATAGAAATTCGCTTGCCCACTATTCGCCAATCCAGATAGCGTCATGCGACGATTATCTTCTACCGAACTGACAGTCGCAATATCAGTGAAAGCCGCAAGGTTCTTCTTGCAACGGCTATCACCGAGAATGGCGTCACAAGTCCGTTGATAACTGCGTCCAGTTCTTTGTTGAAGTCTGTTTGTCTGTGATCGAAGTTCAGCACTGAAAGCATACTCACCACGCTTCACCTGACCGATGTTTCCCTTGCTGAGCAAAACACGTTGAGCGACGTCATTGAAATTGACCCAATACAGTTCGACGAGAGCGTCGTCATAACGACCCGCTGCAAGATCATCTTCATTGATAGTGTCGTCGCTGAGAGCTCCCTCAGCATTCAGGTTATCTACCGATAGCCCAATGGAGGATTCAATCTGAGAAGCAGTGAAGCCACTGGCAGCTTTGTAAGTGACAGAAGCAAAAGTGAGATCGACGTCATGCTCAGTGAAGCCCTGTATCAGTCCGTCAGAACGTGTGACTTTCCAGCAATGAACCATCGTGGTTTCACCCTGATCAAGGAAAGTCTGAAGTCCAGCAGGAAGAGCTTTCATACCCGAATCTCCAAGATGTCAATGTCGGGAATAGCACCAGCGTTGAATTGCTCAACGTTGATCATGATTTGATCGATATCAAAACGAACCGGAACATCAAATTCAAAACCAGCAGTCACAGAAACACCAGCTCCTGGAGCAGAGAGGAAAGTTATAATCCCAGTCGTCGTGTTCACGGTATAGTGTGTTATCTCTGTTCGAACAACTCCGTTCAGAGCGATCTTAACGCTTCCAGCAACCGGCTTCTTGATAATCCGAGTGTAAGATCCACCAGCGTCGAAGTATGTCTTAACCAACTGAAATTGAGTCGTAGTCCCATCACCAACACCGATCTGAATGTCAGTTGCTGTTGTCGCTGTTATAGGATCTTTTGACTTGTAATCAGCCCAGTCTTTCCAGCGAAAACCATGCAATTTCCCACGACGAGCTTCAAAGAACTCAATTGTCTCATACAGATCCTTAAGATCTTGCAAACCAAGACCAGCATTATAGCTACGACGAGAATGCTGCCAGATGCTGTTCCGTTGCTCGAACCCAGATCGCAAAGTCACAACGTCAGTCATCCGACGCGGACCACCGGAAGAACCTTTGGAGATACCTGTGGGGAATTGAACTTCGTGAAAAGCCATCACATATTCCTTTGTCCGCGACCGATCATACGAGCAGCCTTAGCAGAGAGCTGAGACTCACTAGCACGGAAACTTGCTACATCAGGAGTTGTGATATTGAAGTTCACAATCGTCTGGTTTGAAGCTCCACCGTTTCTACCACTTTGTCCACGAGGGGTGACCGAAACCTCTTCTCCATCTTGAGCGCGGAAAGCGACCAGTCTGTTATCATTCCCACCATTAGGCAGAGGAGCGATGCCAGTGTTTGGACCGACAGTGAATGAACCACCAGTTTGAAGACCAAATAGGCTCTTGAAACCAGAGAACAGAGAACCGAATATATTCCCGCCAGCCTGACCTCCAGCCCCTCCTCCAATCCCCGAGCCACCGAAGAGTTGTTGGAACGCTTGAGAAACAACGAGCTGAATGATCATTTTATTGATAGAGCGGATTAGAGAGCCGAAGTCAGCTTCACCATCAACCACAAGATCAGCAATCGCCGACGACATGCCATCAAATGCAGTCGTGATGATATTTTCCATCTGAGTGGCATAGTCGCCAGTCTTCTGAAGGATCTTTAAGAACCCTCGCTCCATACCAGAAGCCATGTCAGTTTGAGAGTTGAGGAATTCTATACGAGCCTTGATCACCTCATTCGTAAATTCAGCTTGATTGATCTTGCCAGCTTTAAGGAGCTCATTGAGGGCACGAAGAGTCAATTCATATTCGTAGGCAGGGCCACGAACAGATTGGTAAATCTCAGCGGCTTTCTTTAAGGTCTCGTTCTCGTTGAGAATTTCCATAACCAGAGCACGTTCGGTCTCAGTCAACTTCCGTTTGAGTTCTTCTTCAACTTTGATGATTGCCTGTAGTTTCTCACGCTCAGCAGCATTCACACGAAGCAATTCATTCTGAAGAGTGAGCTCTTGAACAATCTGTTCAAAAGTCTTTCCACCACCACTTCCACTTCCAGCAGCCCCTGGAGTCGTTCCAGCAGTTCCTGGTTTATTGAGATCAGCATTCGTGCGAGCCAGCCTCTCTTGGGCAACCTGACGAGCACGAGCAAGAACTGCACTCCAAGCATTGCCGATATAATCGGTGTTTAGAGACCTACCAAATTCTTCACTGAAAATCTGACCGACTTCAGAAGCAGCACCAGACAACTCCTGACGATATTGGCTGAGATCAACTTTTCCAATCAAGTTAGCGAACGGGTTCTCTTTGCCGACTGCGACAGCGGCCTGACCAATAAAGTCAAGCAGACCTTGGATTGCGGCGAGGATACCATTGATCCCAGTCTCAATGACAGTTATCAATCCATTGATTGCCATCTTGCCAACGTCCATCAAAGCAGCGGGAAGAATATCCCACGCTTTGACAACGCTGTTCACCAGACCGACCCAGAGACCGATCTGCATGTTGATATAAGTCTTGACAGCATTGACGATCCAACCAAGGATCTCAACTATCTTGTTCCACAACCATGTGAACTTCTCACCGACCCAATTCAACGCAGGGCCGAAGACGTCCACAAGGAATTTCTCAACTGGAGCGATAGCTTCCATGATCAATTGGAAAGTGGCGATACCTACATCACGAAGAGTGACAAGCCCATTATCAGCCACACCGATCTGATCAGAGAAATACACCAGAGCGAGAACGACAGCGGCGATAAGAGCAATGATCGCACCGATTGGGTTAGCGATAATGACAGCCCAGAGAGCCGTGAAAGCTGAAGCGACACCACGAACGATTGCTGCGAGACCTGGGAAAGCCGTGCTCAGACGTGCTAGGACGCCACCAGCGGCGGCATTCGCCACTGTGGCACGGCTCTGAGCAGCCGTCAGAGTGTTCGTCGCAGCGGTTTGAGCAGCCAAAGCACCTGTCAGTTGACCTTTGGTCGCAAGAAGAGCAGTCTCGGTTCGCTGAAGAGCAATGTTAGTCCGGATGTTTTGAGCGACCGCTGCATTGTATGCGATGAAGCGACCAGTCAAGGCATCACGAGCGATACGACGCTGAGTGTCGATTGCGATAGACGCTTGTTGCTGAAGAAGTAGAGAACGTTGAGTTTGAAGTTGAAGAAGATCAGCTTGAGTTGAACGAACAGTAGCAGCAGCATTCGCACTCTCAGCAGCAGCCGCTTGAAGAGCAGTCGCAGCTTTCGCTTGCTCAATACCAGTCGCAGTCAACAAAGTTGCATTACCAGCAGCGACAGCGGCAGTAACCTGACGCTGAATAGCAAGCCATGAAGCTAAAGAAGATACAAGAGTTCCTATCTTCCAACCAGCGAAAGCAGCGATTGCGGCGATTACAGCACCGACAAGAACATTCAGTGAATTTGACAAAGCTATGATCGCACGAGCGACAGCTTCACTTGCTCCAGTAGAATCATCAAAAGCATCAAGCAGACGAAGAGCTTCTGTTCTGAGAACACTGAAAGCCTGACTGATCGTTGGAACGGTCTGGGCGAACTTACCAGCAATTTCTTCACGAGCGTTTCGGAAAGCATTGATGATAATGTCTGTAGTGATCTTTCCATCAGAACCGAGTTTACGAAGTTCACCACGAGTCACTCCAAGTTGCTTGGCAATGACGTCAGCGACAAATGGAAGCTGTTCCAGAACAGAACGAAGTTCGTCACCGTTCAGTCGACCAGAAGCCAAGCCCTGTGACAACTGAATCAATGCAGCACTAGCTTCACGACTGCTCGCCCCAGAAAGGATAGTTGCTTGGTTCAAAGTCTCAGTGAAATTCAATGTGTCTTTTTGTGACAAACCGAGTTCACGAACAGCGAGGGCGACACGAGTGTAGATTTCAGCAGTGGACTCGAAGTTCGAACGAGTCCTGTTGCTGATGTTGAACAGTTCTTCCTGAACAGCATTCAGTTCCTGAGTGCTCTTGGTCACCAGGACGAGTCGGTTCTCGAAGTTCGTCAGCGTGTCCAGCATACGAGTCAGGCCAGCCAGAAGACCAGCACCACCGAGGACGAACAAAGCATTCTGAAGAAGACGAAGACCGCGAACCGAGCGTTCAGCGACAGCGCCAATCTCCTCGAGGTTGCGCTTGACAACCCGAGCTCCGTTCTCTCTTACGATGATGTCAATGGTTTCTGTTGCCATTATTCAGCGCTCACCGTTCTATCCAGAAGCCTTACCTGAGCAATCTCAGCTTGGGCATCGAGAAGTGCTATTTCAACCCAGTCATTCGGTTGTTGTGATGAAGACCCATCACGAAGACGACCAAGATATGGGATTGCGTTTGTGATGAAGAGCGCAGTCCCAGCTTGACCGGAACCACGCTTCGCTCCAACACGAAGTTGATTAATAGTTGCGATCCCGGCTTGGATAGTGGCACGAGCATTCTGCCGTTCACCAATGCCGAGTTTCTTACCCGGAGAATATGCAGGGATTACTGAACGTGTCGGATTGCCCAAGGAGACACGCCAGTTCGAACGAGCGTCACCTTCATCAACAGGAGTCCCCTCAACCAGAGCTACCAGAGCTCTCTTCGCAACGCGCTTTGTCAGCGCAACGGAATTATTCTCGATTCTAGAACCGAGCTTCCGAATGTTACGAGAGAACTGGAGGAGGGTTGCCACTTATTTCTTTCTCCTGTGATGCTCCAGATAGGCTGAGTCCATCTCCCTTATGTGGTGATGCATCTCTTCCGTTTGTTCATCATTGAGATCATAAGCCTTGCAGTAGTCATGAATGACCTTCCAAGGAATAGGACCCAATGACATCCCTATTTGCCGACTGTCGGAGAGCTCAAAGAAGGCTAGATAATATAGTTCTAGACCTGTTATGAGTTCCGGAGCATTTGCAATGCGGTCCGGGAAGGGGATCCCTTCCCGTAGGCATTGCTGCATGATCTTTTGCTCGACAGCCCCCTGCTCCAGGAAATAGAGCAGGACTTCTACGAGTTTTTTCCGTCTGCCTCCATCTCCTCCTTGCGGAACAAACTGATACCTTCAGCCGACTGCTGAAGATCCATGAAGAGGGACGGCAGCAGCTTGAAAGTGAGTGCGATGTTCTCGGGCGTAACTTCCAGGATACCGCCACCCTTCTTGTGGATACCGTTCTTCCACTTGGTGTTTCCGTCCTTGTCTTCGCCATCAGAGATCTGCCAATTCAAGACGACGGTCTTGGCGTAGATATCATAGAGCAGCGAACGAGAACGTTCTTCAGGCATTGTCCCAGCGGCGATCGCACGACGGAAAGGCTTGGTCTTAGCTTCTGCATAAGACAGGTATTTTTTGTTCCCGCCACCTGCACGAGCAATCTGAACCCGGAAAGCCCCGTAATCGATCCAGATCCCTTCAGCTTCAAGGACTGGATCAGTTTCGAACTGGTCGAACATCGTATTCATATCATTTCTCCTTTTCTAAAGATCACCGACAATTAGTCGGCAGCGTTCGGAAGGTAAGCGAAGAAGGTGAGAAGCATGGTGTGATCCATACCAGTCGCCAGATCTTCAGCAGTGGCAGCGTCCATGCTGAGCGGGAGCGTAATCGGCTGATCTTGCTCGACGTTCAGACGCCCATCGCCCAAGGAGACGAGAGGAATATCGATGACGATGCCTTGGTTTTCCTTGACGATCGCCATGTCCAGAGTGACGTTGGCACTGTTTCGCACAGCCTGAATGGCTGTCACGTTTCCAAAATAGGCAGTGATGTTTCCGCTGACCTCGAAAGTTCCAGCAGTGACATCGAATGCCCCGAGAGTCCCAACTGCTTTGTTCGCAGAGAGGTTGTTGTTGATCGTAAGAGTCGCTTCCGTGATGAAGGCGAACAGAGAAGTCTGAGCCTCTTCTGTATCTGACACGAGAGCCATCTTGATACGAGAGAAATCGCTCGAGGTGTTGAAGACGTTTGCTCTCCGTTGACTCACCACAGCGGTCTGAAGAGGACCTTGTGTTCCAAGTCGCTGTTCATGGGACACTGCCAAGAACGACATGTCGAAATTGACAAGGTTCGCAGTTGGAACATTGATAGTGAATTCACTGGGAACAGCACCACGCAAGAATTCACTCTGGATCTGTGCGAGTGCAGCATCGTCCGGAGCGCCAAGAGTTCGTTCCACAGTGTAAGAACGACGCTTGATGGTTGAACCAGATTCATTGCGAAGAACATCACCGAAGTAGAGATCGATGAGAAGAGTTGTGTTCGCTTCAGTCACCATCGTCTGGACCGATTTGTCCAGGACAAGGCGGTTTGCAGCGATAGAACGAATTCGCTTGAACCCGTTATTCGCAGCGTTCGAGAATCGGTTAGCTGTGAGATCACCACCAATGAAAATCCACTGACCAACAACAAGACCAAGAGTCGTGAAGTTGAGAATGGTAGAAGTCAAAGCTGGAAGATCACCAGAAGCATCAACGTCGATATCACCGACTGCCGAGCGGTTTCCAACAACTTGAATGAAAGCACCAGCCGGAGGAGTTTCAGTTACCAAGAGGCCAGTTGCGACTTCAACAGAAACGTTTGAAACGATCGCTGTGACAGCATTGAGAGCATTGTTAGCAGCATTGGTGAAACCAAAACCACGAATCAAAGAACCGACCAAGAAGCCAGTCGTATTCGCAACTTCGTATTCGTCAGGGTTCGCCAAGTCAATGTCGACAGCCGTAACAACGCGGCGACCTTTTTGTCGAGTGTCTGCGAAAAAGACACCCTGCAGAAGATCTTGAGCATTCCAGAATGAAAGGTTGTGGTTGAATCCACCCGAAGCGTCAAGATCCGTGATCACACCTTTCTTGCGCTGGCGAGAAGGGTTGATCGGGTTTGGAGAAACCGTAGTGACTTCCCCGCCGAAATCATCATAGCTGTTCGGCTCCAGCCGGTTCCAAACGGGTGAACCGCCGAGAACTCCGAGACTGGCTTCTTCAGCATAGGCTAGTCCCGTGATGTTGGAGTCGATCTTGTTGACCTGTGGCATAGTAGCCTCCTTATTTGACTTCGTCGTAGCGGAATTCGGCGACGACATTCAGTTGAAAGAATTCACCGTCACGCCCGACTTCGTTCAACCTCACGTTACGGAACCACACTCCACCTGGAGTGCTGATGCCTTCGAAGGCGTCGGACACCACCTTAGCCAAATCGTAGGCCTCTTGCAAGCCTTTTCCATTTGGCGTAAATATCTGAACCGTGATAAATCCCAACCTTGTGAATGTCCTTCTGCCAACTACCCCACTGAGAGTTGACTGAAAACCACTCGCATGTTTGAGAGTTACGGTGGACCACGGTTCTTCATTCTTAGAGCGCTGCTTTCGAACGTCCTCATAATGCACCGGATAGCCAGTCGTATCCCATGCCGCTTTGAAAACGTCAAGGATCTCGTCACGGGCTTGCTGGTGAGTGAGGCTCATCGGCGCACTCCAACAAAAGCGAGCAGGGTCGTCGGACCCGGTCTCAATACCTGAAGACCGATGATTCCCCAACGATCTCCGTTATCAACAACACTGGTGAATTCTCGCAGATCGTTCTCACCTTGGGCAGTGATGATGATCTGTTCACTGAAAGCAACGAGATCCTTAAATTCTGTCCC